CTAAACAAGAAATGGCACATCAAGCACTTGTTGAACACATGACTAGACCTAAGACAATTGTTCGTGATGCGAATGGTAAGATTATAGGGGTTAAATAATGGCTATAACCATTAAACATGCCAAAACGGATAGTATAGCGGATTGGACACAATCAGATTTAGATGCACAGATTGCATTAGGTAACTTTCCACCTGGCACACTATTAGCTAACATTGTATTGCCTTCTGATTGGAATAACGATCATACAGTATCAGGCACAATTGCTATTGCTAACGGTGGTACTGGTCAAACTACAGCTAACGCAGCTATCAATGCTTTATTACCTAGCCAAACAAGTCAATCAGGTAAAGTATTAAGCACAAACGGTACAGATACATCATGGATTGCAGCCGGTGGTACAGGCACAGTTACTTCTGTTACAGGCACAGCTCCAGTATCAGTAGCTACAGGTACGACTACTCCAGTGATATCTATGGCAGCAGCTACAAGCTCTGTAAACGGATACTTAACATCTGCTGATTGGACTACTTTTAATAGCAAAGGTAACGGTACAGTAACATCTGTAGCATTATCTGCACCATCTATATTTAGCGTGTCAGGAAGTCCCATAACATCTTCTGGCACTATTTCGCTTACATATTCAGGCACAGCATTACCAGTATTAAACGGTGGTACAGGCGTTACTACATCAAGTGGTGCTAATTCTGTAGTGTTAAGAGACGCCAATGCAAATATAACAACAAATTGTTTATTTGAAGGGTTTACTAGCCAAGCTGCTGGAACATTAATTACTTTAACAGCAGCATCAGTTCAAAACTGGGTTATTAGTGGTTCTGGTGGACAAACAATTAAATTACCAGATGCTACTACATTACCTAATGGTGCATTGTTTACATTTAACAATAATCAAACATCTGGCACGATCATTGTTCAGAATAATTCAAGTACTACAGTTGCTACATTACAAGCAGGTGCTTTTAGTACTGTTGCTTTATTAAGCAATTCAATAGCTGCTGGTACATGGGATGCTCATGCTCAAGCCCCATCTAACGTATCATGGTCTACAAACACATTTGATTATGCTGGATCTATTACATCAGCTACATGGAATGGTACTGCTATAGCATTAAATCGTGGTGGTACAAATGCTAACTTAACAGCAGTTAATGGTGGTGCAGTATATTCTACAGGTACAGCATTAGCTATTACTGCAGCAGGAACAAGCGGTCAAGTATTAACATCTAGCGGTGCAGGTGCGCCAACATGGACAACACCTACTACAGGAACAGTCACTAGCGTAACAGGAACAGCACCGGTAGTATCATCAGGTGGTGCAACACCAGCTATTTCTATGCCAGCAGCATCTAGCACAGTTAATGGATATTTAACATCTACAGACTGGACAACATTCAATAGCAAAGGTTCAGGTACTGTTACTAGCGTTACAGCTACTAGCCCAGTAACTAGCACCGGTGGAACTACGCCAGTTATTGCTATGCCAGCAGCTACTACAAGCGTATCTGGTTATCTTACAAGTACTGATTGGACTACTTTTAATAATAAGGGTTCAGGAACAGTCACAAGCGTTGCAGCTTTAACATTAGGCACAACAGGAACAGATTTAAGCTCTACAGTGGCTACAGGAACAACTACACCAGTTATTACTTTAAATGTACCTACAGCATCAGCTACAAATAGAGGTGTATTGTCATCTGCTGATTGGACTACGTTTAATAACAAAGGATCAGGTACTGTTACAAGTGTTACAGGAACATCCCCAGTTGTTTCTAGTGGCGGTGCAACACCAGCAATTAGTATGGCTGCCGCTAATACTTCAACTAATGGATATTTAACATCTACTGATTGGAATACCTTTAATGGTAAAGGATCAGGCACAGTAACATCAGCATCAGTAGTATCAGCTAATGGATTTGCAGGTACAGTAGCTACAGCTACAACTACACCAGCTATTACTATTTCAACATCTATTACAGGTGTATTAAAAGGTAATGCAACTGCAATTAGTGCAGCAACAGCAGGTACAGATTATGTAGCACCAGGAACAGCTACAACATTTACAGCAGCTCAAACATTTAACGGATCATCTAGCGTATTAGCAGCAGTATTTGCAAACGCAGCAGAAACAACAACTATTGCTGCAACTGCCGCAACAGGTACAATTAATTATGATGTAACTACACAATCAGTTATTTACTATACATCTAATGCTTCTGCAAACTGGACTGTAAACTTTAGAGCTTCAAGTGGAACATCATTAAATACAGTTATGGCAACAGGCCAATCAGTTACAGTAGTATTTTTAGTAACTCAAGGATCAACAGCTTACTATAACAACGCAATTACTATTGACGGAAACTCTGTAACTCCTAAATATCAAGGTGGCACAGCATGGTCAAGTGGTAACGCTTCAAGTATAGACGCTTATTCATATACTATTGTTAAAACAGGTTCAGCCGCATTCACAGTATTTGCAGCACAAACACAATTTAAATAAGAATTAACAATGTCATTATTGTCACGCATAGCAGTTCAAGCAGCAAGAGGATATGGTGTATTTTCTCAAAAAACTGGTGTACCAATATCTTATCTTGTTGTAGCTGGTGGTGGCGGTGGTGGATCAGCAAACGTAAATGGTGGCGGTGGTGCTGGTGGATTGCTTGCAAGCTCTACTATACTTTATACTTTAACAACATATACAGTTACAGTAGGTGCAGGCGGTACTGCTGCTAATAAAGGTGTAGATTCATCTATATCAGGAACAGGTCTTACAACCATTACTTCTACAGGTGGTGGTACAGGTACTCGTGAAGCAACTGGTGGAAAGCAAAATGGTGGTTCAGGTGGTGGTGCATATTATACTCAAACTGCTGGAACAGGCACAAGTGGTCAAGGTAACAATGGGGGTAGTGGCTATACTGATGAATCATCAGGTGGTGGTGGGGGCGCAGGTGCGGTAGGCGGCAATGCTTCTGCTTTAACAGGAGGTGCTGGTGGTATAGGTTCACAATCATCTATATCAGGAACTGCTACATATTATGCAGGCGGCGGAGGGGGCGGAGCTTTCTCAGGGATTGGAGGGGCGGGGGGTACTGGCGGCGGAGGTAAGGCAAATAATGGCAATACTAGCGGAAGTCCAGGAACAGCAAATACCGGAGGTGGTGGTGGTGGTGCTTCTTATGTTTATCCAGGAGGTTCTGTTGGGGGCGCAGGCGGTAGCGGAATAGTTATTATTTCATACGCTGGATCACAAAAATGGATAGGTGGCACTATAACATCATCTGGTGGGAACACAATACATACATTTACAAGTTCTGGTACTTTAGCTTCTGCTTATACTGCTGACTATTTAGTTGTTGCAGGTGGTGGCGGTGGTGGCCATGATTCGGCTGGTAATTCTGGTGGCGGTGGGGCGGGTGGCTTATTATCTGGTTCATCTATTTATTTAAACTCTGGAAGTATTTATACAATTACTGTTGGTGGTGGTGGATCTGGCTCAACAGCAAATAATACTGCTGGCACTAGCGGTTCTAATTCTGTTTTATCTGGCACAGGCATTACTACTGTTACTTCTACAGGCGGTGGTGGAGGTGGTGCTTACAATGCTGTAGCTGCAAAAACTGGTGGATCTGGCGGTGGTGCAGGTCAACAATCAGGATCAGGAAGTGGTGCAGCAGGTACTTCTGGACAAGGTTTTGGAGGAGGTAGCTCTGGATACGGTGGTGGTGGTGGCGGGGGTGCTAGTGCAGTAGGTGCTAATGCTTATGGTACAAATGGCAAAGAAGGTGGTGGCGGTGGTAATGGATCTGCTTCATCTATTACAGGTTCATCTGTAACTTACGCTGGAGGTGGTGGTGGTTCAACTCATGGTTCTGGAACTGGCCCTTCATCTGGTGGTACAGGTGGTGGAGGTAAAGGTTCATTTTCATCCACAGCAGCAACTTCTGGTACTACTAATCTTGGCGGCGGCGGTGGTGGGGCTGGGGAAAATGCTAATTCGTCAGGATCAGGTGGTTCTGGTGTAGTTATTCTTAGTATGCTGACATCTAAATATACAGGTACAATTACAGGAAGCCCAACAGTAACAACATCAGGTGCTAACACTATACTAACTTACACAGCTTCAGGTACTTATACAGCTTAATAAGAAAGAAAATTAAATATGGCACATTTTGCACAAACAGAAAATAATATAGTAACTAAAGTAATTGTAGTGTCTAACCAAGACATTTTAGATGAAAATGGTAAAGAATCAGAAGAAATAGGAATTCAATTTTGTTCTAATCTTATAGGTGGAACATGGTTACAAACATCTTATAACGGTAAAATCCGTAAAAATTATGCAGGTGTTGGATATATTTATAATGAAAAATTAGATGCTTTTATTCCACCACAACCTTATTCATCATGGATATTAGATGAAACAACTTGTAAATGGAAAGCACCTATAGATTATCCAAATGATGGCAAAGGTTATTCTTGGAACGAACAAACTCAAAATTGGGATGCTTTTACAGTTCCAACAGAAACAGCAACACTTCCATGAGCCAACATGAATTAGGTTTTTTTGGAAATATTTGGGTTAGACAAAATGTTTTAGAAAAAGCAGGTGATGGTTTAGGTGGACATACACATAACTTTGACCATGTTAGTTTGGTAACAAAAGGAAGTGTAAAGGTAGAAGTTGAAGGAAGTGAACCAAAAGAATTTAAAGCACCTACTTTTATTGTTATAAGAAAAGATTATAAGCATAAATTTACTGCACTAGAAGATGATACAAATTATTATTGTGTTTTTGCATTAAGAGATTTAGATGGAAATGTAATGGAAATATATGGAAAAGAGCATGATCCATTATGTGCTGTATAATATACAAAACTGGTTTGAACAAATTTAAAGGATTATAAATGTATTACTCTGGATTTCAAAGCAATAGCTTTCAGCGTAATGCTTTTCAGATTGTTGGATCAGTTACACCAGGCCCTACCATACTTGTTACAAAAGGTGGGTTCAAAAAAGAACGTATACATAATAGATCTTTTAAACAATCTGTAAAAGAGTCTTTAGAAGAACTATTAGGCGAACCAAAAGTAGTAGAACAAGTACAAGAGATAGTAGCTGAATACTCTAACTCCAAAAACTTATCTTTAAGCTCTATAGATTTAAAACTACTCTCACAAAATGTAGCTGCAGCAGAACGCATTATTATGCTTGCTCAACAATTACATTATGAAAGACTAGAAGCACAACGTGAAATGGAAGATGAAGAAGCATTACTGCTCTTAATCTAAGGATAATATGATAAATTATATTTGGACTGTTACAGCAATGTATACGCTACCTATGGTAGAAGGTTATACAGATGTTGTAGTTATTGCAGACTGGACATTAACCGGTATCAGTGGTGAATATTCATCATCTAAAAGCGATAGCACTCAATTTAATTTACCACAAGGTGAAAACTTTACACCTTATGAAGATTTAACAGAAGTACAGGTAATAGGCTGGATAAAAGAAACTATCGGCTCAACAGCCATAGGACAATACGAAGCTAAGATTGCTAATGACATCTATCATCAAGAGCATCCACCTGTAACAGCTATGAAACAACCATTACCTTTTTAATATGGCTAGATATATACAAGATCCGGTAACACATAAGCTTATACCTGCTGATGAGTATTACACAGAACAGGTATCATCACATTACATTGTGGCTGACTATCAACCTTACCAATCTATGGTAACAGGTCAAATGATAGAAGGTCGTAAAGCACATAGAGAGCATTTAAAACGTCACAATTTAGTAGTGGCGGAACAGAGTTCAGCAAGACCACAGAAGCCTGACGGTGGTCGGTTGAAAGAGCAATTGGCACGT